ACACTTGCGGCCCGTGGCAGGGTGATTGTCCCCCCGGTGACTAGAATATCTTCCACCACAATTCCGTCAGCAAGAGCAACAATCATTTTACCCTCAAGATGATCAAGTCCTGTAATCGTAGTTGTGGCAACACCATTGTAAGTCAAGCCGGAATCCACGAAAAACGAGAGTGTGCTGTCACTGTCAAGACGGGACTCAAGCCGTTCAACATATCGGACATCTGTCCCGTTGATTGTGCGCTTCACAACAAAGTAAACAACATCTTCGTTCCCTTCACGGACCACGGCTACTGATTCGTATATTCCGTCAGTATCATGACGATGCCATGCCCATACCTTATGTTTTTTCTGGTAAGTCAAACCAATCACAACACCGTCATCACGGACACACCATAAAACCCCATAAGGTTCCTTGGAATAGTCCATGTCAACGATCGTATTATCCTTGGTCAAATGTTCTGCCATGATCATCAGATCATTTCCGTCGTACTTCGCGTTGTCCAACGAATAACCCAGATCTCTGACTCGTTTCTGTGAATCTTGAAGAAATACAATCGAGTCATCAATGACAGTCGGACGAACTTTACTTGCCCCGGTATAGGCTTGTGGTTTGGCACCAATTGTACTNGGGGTGAGAACAAAATCTTGTCCCTCAGTAACCCGGTAATTTGCTCCGGATGTTAATAGGATCAGATCTTCAAACGCAACGATGTGACGGATCTCATTNACCTGCCGAGCAGCGATCGCATAATTCAACGAATCGTCGTCCCTCGCGGGTCTGGATGATCTCATAGAATTATATACGCCGGTCTGACTGGCAAACAAAGTCTGGGGCTGGTTGTCTGTATTTGCATAAAGTCTGCGTTGCTGGTAATAACCAACTGCACCCGGATAGTTGCCAGCCCCTGTAAACGGGGTGTCATCCAGCGGCGGAGTTGTCGATGTATCTGGGCCGATGTTATAATCTTCAAACGTGTTGGTCAGACTCTCCCCAATGAACCCGTAAAGCCCGGACCCATTTGCGGTGTCTTTATAGATAACGTAATACTCAGCGTCCGTAACAGCGTTCCATGTCAATTTGACCCCCGCAGTAGTACTCAGAGACCCGATCGTCACCGATTGTTCTGTGGACTGCAGGGATTCGATACCTGCGACAACGACAGTGACGATGTAACGATATGTCTTGCTATAAGTCCCAAAACCAGACCCAACCGTCTGCAGGGCAGTACCGTATGAACCAATTCCACCGGACACGTAAGCCGTAAAAGAAGTCGAATCGATCCCCAAATAAAACTGTGTGGCGTTGACAACAGCAATGGTGAAAAGACCGCCATTGACCTCAATCATCCCGACAACCCCGCTAATGTCCACCCGGTTACCTGTCACCAAACCGTGAGCGGATGCTGTTGTTACCAGTGCGTTGGTTGCTTGTGTAATATTGGTAATTGTGACCACGCCGCCGCTCGGCCATGTGGGGACAGTAACTGACGCAGAAAAATCAACCACATCCAGAGTCCACGCAAAATCAGATGTCCGACCGAGATCTCGGATCTCATGATTCCGGTGACAAATAGTCATAGTGTCAGCTGATTGAACGAAGTTTAAATCAAAGATTTCATCTTCAGTGTAGGGTGTGGCAATTTCATAGACAGCAGGACCGACACCGCCTGCCAGAACATACCCTCCGTCTCTGATAACCCTCATCGTCAGGTCACCAAATTCAAGGATATAGGTCTGCTCCGTGTTAAATGCAAACGGAATTATTCGGGTCTTCTTGGTTGAATCTTTGACTTCTCCGACGAATCGGGTTCCCGGTCGGTTAACGACGCCACCTTGTGCCCGGACAATGAAATTACGACAAAGTTTTAAACCTGAAATCCACCGCGCCAAGTCCACATGTTTATAAAGACTCGGATCCAGTTCTCCTGAAACAAAACTCCGGGTGGTATTTTTCATGTCATTTCCTCATTGTAACAAGACCGGGTTCCTTACGGTTCGGCTGCCGCTGTTCGTTCATGTTCGATGCAACAGCCGCCGAAAGAGTCGCCGAGTACAACTGCAGCTCTTTTTGCTGCATCTTCAGGCCGATATCCCCTCCCATGATGGGGATTGCAATCATGCTCCCGAGATAATGGGCCAGAGCTGTCACAAGTTGCCCGTTAAACAAGGTTGAATCGATAATGTTCGCGGTATAAATGATATAGGCTTCATTCTGATCACAACCGATGATCTTGTTGTTCGACCCGTCGTTAAATACTTCATAAGGAATATCTAATTCAGGTTCGATAAATTCGTCAATGTAGCGTTGGCGATTGGCGAAATCAGTATCAACAGATCCTTTGAATGCCCAATCACCAGTGACGTGTCTGATCTGTAGACAATCAGTAGGATATGCGTATCCGAAAACCCATTGAAGAGGTTCGACAGTGGTCAATGCCAAAGGCAAAGTCTTCCGGGCGAACTGCCAGTCGGTGTCCTGCAGTACGAATTTCCTGGCAAGGTCGTAATGGAGTTTGCATTGCTGAGCTGCAAGACTGGGTTCGGTCAAAGAGTTGATACTTTTCCCCCGGATCCCAGCAAGAGCGATATTACATATCTCAACAACACTCCACATGATAAATCTCCTCTACAGGGTTTCCACGTCTTTTTCCTCACCCATGAAGTTGTCGGAATTTTCATTGGGTGTGGTAACGGCGGCAGCCGCAGCTTTTCTCTCAGATGCTGTTTGCTTTTTCACTTTGATCTCTTCGACCCACGAAGGCATCTTTGCCTTCGGGATTGGTTTAGCGGTCACAATCGGGTCATGCCGACCCCCCGGTTCGCGAAAAATACTACCGAAGAAACCCGGCTTCAAGACTTTGTATTCAGGCATAAAATTCTCCTTTAAGGAAAAAGGGGGAGCAGATACTCCCCCTTTTTGTTGATTATTAACCGCCGGTCACGTTGGTCTGGTTGCCCATGGTAATACCTGCGGTGAAATTACCGGCAGTCAGAGGCCCAGTTGCGACGGTATAACGGACACCGAGATATCGCTCAGTCACTTCGGTCGGAAGTACCTGGATCGGGATTTGGTAACCGGCGACCAGATCAGCCTTAGCAACCGGGCCGACAGTCGCGACGACAGTACCGAGTGCAGTAGTTGAGCCAGTCTCGATGGTGAAGGTGACAGTCGCAGCTCCTGCGGCAGTAGCTGCTGCAGTTGCCTGGACCAAAATCGGGATAAAGTTACCTTTACCGATGTCACCATTCAATGATGCCGCAGCATCGTAAGGAGTCCCGCGAACACCAGTGTCAATGACATTATCGGAAATCGCAGTCGCGGTGACTGCCTGGTCATCCGAAAATAATTGTTGGGCAGAGAAAATCATAATGTTGCTCCTTTTTAATTGAGAATTAAACCACCAACGCTTCGGTATTGATGATGGCATCGGTTTCACGAATCGGAATGCCACGATACGTCATGACTTCTTTACCCTCGATCTCCATCGGCTTCAGACGGACGAAAGAATCAGACGCCCCTGCGTTGGTGGCCAATGCGTCCAACGCTTCCAGAACGTCCCGATTGCAGTAGATGGCGAGGTTACCGCCAGCCACCCGGCGATTCTGCAGTTGATAAAATGCTTTACGCATGAAGTCGTAAAGTGCAACAGAACCAGCCGCCATGTCGGACACGTCAATGTTACAAATACGACTGACATATCGCCAGTCCTTGACGGCAAGACCGAGATTCCAAGTGAACAGTTCTTCTTCAACATAATACGGATTGTTGCTTGAATCGAGAACACGCTGTTCGCCTTTGTCCTCACGCTGGACACCGGCTTGGGTACCTTCAGGGTAGAGCAGATGACACTGATTGTCACCCCAAGTCACAAACCAGATAGACGTATTGTCAGAACCGGTACCACCGGCCTTGATGATTTGATTACCATTTGCTGCGGTACTGTCGTTGAAGCGCGGAGCAAGACCCATAAATTGTTCAGGATCTGACGCGCTGTTACCGTAAAACAGACGTGTGGCTGCTTCCTGGTTCATTGCCTCCAGATACGACATAGCCTCACCGAGGCGCACGGCGCCCGGGTTTTTCGCCAGTTTGAGCAATCGCCGGTCAACGCTGGACAGACCTTCCACGAACCCCGTGGTATCTTCGACCTGCGCCTTGGTAGACTTGCTCTGCGTGATACCTTGATACAACTTACCCCAGGTTACCGTGGGTAACCCGGTACGAACAGTGTGGAGATGTTTGGTCCCACTGTTACACTCCATTGCGAGGGCATCATCGAGAACCGGATTCATTTCTGCCAGCATTTCGATGACATCCGCGATCGTGCCGTCAGGGTTTTGTTGCTTGTAGATGTCAATGAGATCTACAAATTTTGCACCGAGAATTGCCATTGTTTTTCTCCTTAATCTTTATTCTGTTTATAAAGCCTGTCAACAACGCTTCCCCTGTTATTGGCAGCACGGGATGCACTGCCGGGGTCATCTTCAAGTGTGAGTTTACCGATCTTTAAAAAAGCCCGGACTACTTCCGGGTGAGACCCCAACCCGTAGGTTGTCAGCAGGTCCGCCAGTTCGGGTGTGCCAAATTTTTTCGACAGCTCTTTGAGCAATACCCACGTTCTCATCGAACTTGTCGCCGCCGATCTCAGGATCAGCTTCGAGATTGTTCGGCCCATTCGGAAACACGGGCTACATGTTGATCTACCAGATTCTGTGCGTCATCTTGTTTCATTTGAGCATAGAGATCGACAACCTTCTGGGCTTTGTCCTGCGGTAGACCGAGATCCTTAAATAACGGCGATGCTTTTTCCAGAGCAGACGTATCGATTTCCATGCCTTCCGGAAGGGTGAAATCTGCATAGTTCTCTGGAACCTCCGCTGAATGCTCACCGGGATCCGTGGTATCCGTGGTATCCGTGGTATCCGTGGTATCCGTGGTATCCGTTGTCTCGCCAGCAGCGTCGTCTGCTGTTTCAAGAGTTTCGTCAGCCATTGTCGTTCTCCTTCAGCATGAGTTGATACGAACCGGGCGCACAACGGGTAACTTTGCTCAAAAGCATAAGACCCTGGTTGCGACCGCCTTCGTTGAAAATTGTCTGATTACTTTGACCGTTGAACGAACACCGATAAAGCCCACAACGATCGAGGATACCGTACACAAATCGTCTTCCGGCTTCATCGGACATGACGTATTTAATGTCCGATTCTTCCTGGTCTTCCAACAGTTTGATCTGTTCTTTTGTCAGGCTCATCCGTTCACCAAGTTTGCGAGATTACTCTGACCGAGTACCCGGTTTAGAGCGGAGTCCGTGTTGCTCACATCCGTGTCACTCATTGTTTTAGCTGAATCAACTGCAGCAGGCATGGCTGTTGCCATCTGCTGCGCCCTTTCTGCCTGTTGCTCTTGTGCTATCAATTCCTGAACCTCACCCTCAGTTCTGATCAGATTCGGTGAAACGCCTGTAGCGTCAGCATATTCGCCGACACTCTCAACGGCTTTGAACTTGTGCCGTGCTTCGGGCCAGAGTTGTGCCAGATTACCCACATNCCCNGCCATTTGCTCAATGTTCCCGGTAGCCACGATTCGCTGCGCCTGTGCCAACACTGAGATATATTCAACCTCAACCTCTGCCCCGGACAATATTTCAGGAACCTGCCCAAACACCCCAGCAGCAAGCCCGATCTCAAAAACTCGATCAATCAGGGGGTCCAGCAACTCGTTGTGCAAACGCTCAAGAACTGGACCAAGCATAAGCAACTTCTCTTCGTGACGCTCTGCAATCTCCCGCGCGGTGATCTGTCGCCGATCAGAATTTGCCAGCATCAAGAAGAGGTCGACATAAAAAGCCTTGTTGATCCGATCAGTCACCTCTCTTATGTCTTCAAGATGTTCTGCGATTCTGGGGGTGATCTGATAAACCGGCCGCAACCCTTCCCCTGTACCGCTACCGTC